AGGGCGGTTTATACCGCTGTTAATACCGCATTTAACAACGGGCGAGCAACGTATCAGCAGTTATATCAAAGAATAGCAACTGTTGTGCCGTCAAATAATATGACTGAGGACTATAGCTGGATTGGTGAGTTTGCCCGATTTAAAGAGTGGGTTGGTGAGCGTGATGTAAAAAAAATGTCAGCTAATCGGTATACGCTAACAAATATTAAATTTGAGGCTACCGAGGGGATTCCCGCTGAGTACATCGAAGATGACAACTACGGCTTGTTAATGCCAAAATTCCAAGACATGGGTTATGCGGCTTCAACACATCCTGATGAGCTAGTCTTTGATTTGGTCGGCAGGGGGTTCACATCGCAATGTTATGACGGGCAGAACTTTTTTGATATAGAACACCCCGTAGGTGATACCGGTGTTTCAAATATGCAAGCTGGCAACTCCGCCCCGTGGTTTTTATTAGATACAGCGCGCCCATTAAAACCGTTTATTTTTCAAAACCGTCGCGATTATCGACTACAACAAAAAACAGATCCAACAACTTCAGATAAAGTTTTTATGACTGATGAATTTCTTTACGGTGTTGACGCTCGCGTGGCCGCTGGTTTCGGTTTTTGGCAGCAATCATTTGGCTCTAGGGCAGATCTAAATGAAGACAATTTCAATGATGCGATTGCTGCGATGATGTCATTTAAATCTGAACAAGGTCGCAAGCTCGGTATTAATCCTAATTTATTAGTGGTCGGGCCGAAAAATCGCGCTGCAGCTAAAAAAGTCATCGATGCTGAAAATAAAGCCCAAGGTGAGAGCAATATCAATTACAAAGCAGTTGAAGTGCTTGTTGTGCCATGGCTTGACTAGGAGAAATTCAGTGGAACAAAAAATAGAAAACAATGCAAGCGTTGATGTTTTTAATTCTCGTCACGACGGTTACCGTCGTGCGGGCTTAACGCTAACCCATGGTAAAAATGAATTTACAGAGTTAACGACAGACCAAATTAGCATGTTACAAGCTGATCTGGCATTAACCGTAACAATAAACAAAGTGGAAAAAGAAGAAGATGAAAATCCTAATCCTGATGATGGTGGCGATCTCAATCCTGCTGGTAATCCACCAAAAACGAACTCGGATGAAACCGACGGGGAAAATGAAAATAAGGGAAACCCTGACACAACTGGTGACCAAAGTAATTCTAAAACTCCGGCGGCTACTCAACCACCTATTGAGTTATCTCAAGCAGTTATGGTTGCCTTAGCTGAGTCCGACGAGTCTGTTTATTTTAATAAGGACGGGTCGCCAAAAATTGCTAA